GCTCCCGTTTACGCCTGGCGGTAAGCCCGGCTTGGGGGAGGCCCTTGTACTTGTCCCAGCGCAGGATTTCGTTGCAGGCCTCTGCGTAAGCGTATTCGTTGAGTCTACGCACCAAAGTTGAAGCGCAAAACGCTGACTCACCGATATTGTAGGACAGGCTCAGGTAGGCGTCGTATTCGTGCTGGTACAGCGGCACGCGCACGCACGTCTTGATGCCCGCCTCGAACTTTTGGATGTCGGCGAGTTTGCGCTGCAGGGCCTGTGGCGGGGCGATTTTGTCGCCCTGCTTGACGCCCTCGGTTGTGCCGAAGCCGTAGGTCCATTTGTCGCCCGGCAGGGGCTGCACGGCCCTGTCGGTGTAGCCCTCGCTGAGCGCCAGGCCCACAAGCGCAACGGCGCTGAGTGCCAGCGCCGTTACTTTTGTTCGGGGGACCGAAGGCTCAGTCATACATCCCGATCCGGATCTCGTGCTCTCGCTGCTGGCGCTTGTCTTCTTTGTGCTTGTAGTACCAGTTGACCAAGAAGCCGCCGAGACCCAGCAGCAAGCCGATCAGCACGCCAAATTCAGACGACAGCACCCAGCCCATTACGCTGGCCCCCGCCCCGGTGTATGTTGCCTTACTACCGGCTGCGGCCATCGTGGCCTCGAAGGTTGCTTGGTGTTCGGGTGTCATGGTTTTGCGGATTTATTTGCAGACGGGATTCGCAAGCGAAAGCGGATCAACTCCCGCCGGAATCATGCTTGGGTCGAGGATTTCATTGTTGTTCTTGTCGCGCAGAGCATGGATGCAGTAGGCGACAGTGTTGTCTGTGAGAGCAACAAGTTCATGCACCTTGTCTTTGTGAATCCAGATCATTTGAGGGGCCGTGAATTCTGAAGATACCCCTTCGACCGTCACCTTCAGCTTGCCTTTTGCGAGCAGGGTTAGGTGATCAAACTGATGTGTGTGCCCGACCTCCACATCACCGGCTTTTTCAAAGTGCATTTGTCGAGAGAACAGGTTGGCTACGCACCCGATGTGTACGATTGGCTGGCTCATAATACCTCCACTGGGATACCGTCAGATGGCTGTGTTGCAGTTACAACAGGTGGTGGTACGTATTCAGCGATTGGGCCGTGTTCACCTGCTACGATTGCAGCAAAAATAGCACGACCGTGTGGTTCTACATCGTTTTGGTCAGCGGTGAACGGTAGTTGCTCATCCCCAAACTGGGATGTTGTGATTACACAGTCAATACGAGTGTGCTCCTCATCTGCCCAAACGGGGTTTGTGAGTGAAGTTAAAGTTGCTTGCATTGTTTGTCCTTTTAAGAAATACGGAGCCAAAGCGTCATACCGTAGAAGCCACCATACATACTGCTGTAACCATACGACCGGCCCATTGCACGCCAAGTACCGGAGGGTGTGCCACCATTACCCATAGTCTTCCACGAGGTGGGGGCATGTCCAGCTTCAAAAAAATCTGCCGCGCCCGACCCTGCCCAACTAAAGCCAGCATATCGTAACGAGCTGCCCGCCAAAGTACTACCCGCAGGCACGTTTGCCCCTGTGGTTGCCCAAAGCCATGCATACGTACCGACCGCACCCACAGAAGCACCCGCAGTTGCACTCAATACTTGCGCTGTGGTTGGAGCACTACCCGCGCCGTTCGCCGCGCTAGTTACGCGGCCCTTGGCATCTACCGTGACGGTAGCGTTTGTATAGGTGCCTGCGCCGACGCCGGAGTTTGCCAACGTGGCCGAAATCATGCTAGTGCCCGAGCCCGACATATCTCCGTTCAGCGTGACAGAGCCAACGGTAGCCATTGCGCCAAGGCCCAAGTTTGCACGTGCGGTGACCGAGTTAGTCAACGCACTGAGGTTCGAGCCCGTGGCATCGCTGCCGAGGCCCAAGTTTGCACGTGCGGTGGCCGAGTTAGTCAACGCACTGAGGTTCGAGCCCGTGGCGTCGCTGCCTAGGCCCAAGTTGGCGCGGGCACCGGCTGCGGTACTTGCGCCTGTGCCCCCCTTAGCCAGCTTCAGGACGGGGCCGGCATCGAACAACGCGTCCAGCGCGTCGAGGTCGGCGTTGATCTTGGTGCCCCACGTATCAGTGGACGCGCCGACTTCCGGCTTGGTGAGGTTCAGAATCGTGGTAAAGGTGTCTGCCATCGTCGGCTCCAGTTATGCCCGCAACTGCGTCCACGTTGCTCCTGGCTCGTCGGGCGTATCGGTCCAGGCTGTGGACGGCGTAGGGCTGCTGCCCCACACGATGCGCCCCGAGGCCGACGATGCGCTCGCCGTAGTGCTCGGAAACGGTACCAGAACCCCGTAGATCGCCCCCGTAGCTGCGGCGTCGGTTTGCGCTGCGGCCTCTGCGCGGGCTAGGAAAATCTGTTCGGCCTCAATGATAGCACCGGAGGTCGTTTGGGCCTGCGCTGGGCTCTGCGCCACCCAAACGCCGTCGGCCTGCGAGCCACTTGTGGCTGCGCTCGGGGCTGCCCCTGCACTCACCACAAACACCCCAGCCGCCTCGCCAGTCGTCGTGCCGTCGGCTTGGGCCAGCGCCAGAGCTACGCGGTTGGCCGTGGCCAGAGCGCCGGATACCGCTGCGGCGCTGGCGGGAGATCCGGCAACCCGAAGGGCCGCCGAGGCGCTGGCCGTGCTTGTCTCTGCGGTGGCCTGCGCCAGTGCGACGCGGATCACGTCGGCTGTGGCCGAGGACGCGGTGGCCGCTGTCGCTTGTGCGCTTGCCTGATATGTGGCGGATCCGGTTGCGGTTGACTCGCTGGCTTCGGTCGCCCCGGCCTGAGCCACCCAAACCGCTGCGGCCTGCGCGGAAGAGGCCGACTGGGCTTGCGCCAGGGCCTCTTTGATGAGGTAGCCGTACGCGACAGAAACGCCGCTAACGGCGGAGGCCAAGGCCGCGCCGTCAACGTAGTTTGTCAGCCCGTACAGCGATGTGCCGTACGAGGCGACTCCGTAGCCGCGCCCGGCCATGGATTACTCCAGAGTGAAGGTCAGATTGGAGGCAGGAAGGCGGAACACGTCACCGCTGCCAATCGTCTTGGCCACACTCAGCGCAGCGTAGGACAGCAGGTTGCCGCCGACCGCAGCGTCGAACACGCCCACGTGGGTCACGGTGCCCCAGCTGGCGGTTGCCGTGGGGTACTCAATGGCCGCGGTATTGGTGGCTTGAGTGGGCGCCGCACCGGACACGGTGAAGGCCGCGTTTTGGCGAGCGTAGCCGCCGTTGGCCAGCTCAGTGCCGCCGCCAGCTTCGCCGGGGGCTGCAGTGAACAGGGCGACGTAGCGGCCTGCGGGCTTGGTAAGAGTACCTGCGCCGAAGACGTGATCCATCACGGCGTTTTCGAGATAGTTGGTGAACGACATGGTTTAGCTCCGTCGACGGGTTTTGGTTTTCAAGAGAGAACCGCTGTGCGTCGCCTTGTCGTCGGCCTCCGTCAGCTCGGTCCACAGCGTATTGTAAATGCCTGCCCAAGTTTGCAGTCTTTGATCGTCTCGCAGGTAGGGGGCGCTGTGCTGCAGCGCGCCGTACAAGTAGAGGTCTGGCCATTCCGTCAGCAGCCAGTTGGTGCTGTTTGTGGCCAGGTCGGGGATCTTGTAGTAGTACTCCAGCTCCATGGTCGCCTCGCCTGAAACGTAAGGCGCAACTTCGATCTGGTTGCCGATGAAACGGTACAGGTACGGCTTCGTGGTGCCTACAGTCGACGCGTCGCGGCGTGCCTGGTCTAGCTGCTCAGAGGTGCCGAGCTCAAGGCGTACGGGCTTGTCGTCAACCACGAGGCGAATCGCTTTGGCCTCCAGCCAGTCCGCGGGCAGCGTGATGAAGCCAGCATCCAGAATGGCCGTGGCTCGCTTCTCGTTTTGGCGCACGCGCAGCTTGCGATTGAATCGCGCCTCGGCCATCTTGATAAAGTCGGGCGCCCGCGCGGCCAGCTCGGGTGAACCTACGCGGTTTAACCAATCGGCGATTGCGTCCTGCAGCTCTGTGTAGTTGTCCATCACAATTTACCCTTCCACACTCGGAAGCATTCGTTTTGCGGATCGTTGGCCCAGCGCTTGATGGCCTCCGGGTCGTTGAAGGACCCGTCTCGCATCATGCGCTCGACGACCTCCATCGGAATCCACGCGGCCAGCTTCATGTCCTTGTTCTGCACATGCGTCTCGCGGTCGCGGCGCACTTGCTCCAGCAGCGGATCCAAGTCCTGATGCGTCACCTCGACCATACGATCGGGGTCATGCGCGTCGGTGTGGATCGTCTTGATTACAGAGCCGCGATGGTCAAGGATGGAGACAGCCATGAGTCCTCAGAATTGAAAAAGGGGGACCAGGTTGCCCCAGTCCCCCGATTTTACGCGCCTTGGATTACAGGCCGTACTCGGCGTTGGTGTCGAACAGGTCGAACACAGCGCCGTGGGCCTTCTCGTTGTCCACCTGCACGCCCCACTCGGCGAGGATCATGCGGGTCTCAGCGTCACCGATAACGCCCAGCGGTTTCTGCTGGAAGCCACGGTAGAAGGCGATGCGTGCGTACTCGGGGTCGAGCAACACAACGCGGTCCTGGGGCAGCCAGCGGTCCAGCACAACCTTCAGGTCGCCGAAGTCAGAGGCGTACAGAGAGATGCCCTGCACGGCTTTGTTGGCGTCCACGTTGTGGCGGGTGTTGCTGCGGCCAACGAAACCGTCCACGGCCAGCTTGTTGACAGAGCCGGTGAACAGGATCGAGGGGGTAGCGCCGTTGTCGTAGCACTTTTGCATCGTGGTGCGGACCAGGCCTTCAGTCAGGGCGCGCTGGGTGCCGGCGGTCACGGCAGCGGTTTCGCTGACGGCGTTGGCACCACCAGCACCACGGCTGATGTTGGTCTGCAGCCAGTGGCCCAGGCCACGAGTGCGGCGGATACCGTCGTCGGTGCCGTCGTCCAGAGCTTGGTCGGACAGGGCGATTTTCTCCATGTCGTTCTTCAGCACTTTGGACTTGAGCGCCATCTGGTGGGCCATCTCGCTGGACTTACCAGCGGCGTTGGCTTTCTCTTGCGAGCCAGTGACGGTAGCGTCGCGCTTGCTGATCTGAGCAACGTTGCGGCGACGAACGGTGGGCTGGCCAGCGGTACGGGCCAGTTCAAAGCCTTCGGGCTGCGCGTTGCCGCTGTCAGCGCCAGGCAGCTCTTCGGTTTGCCAGTCGAACTGGACGTTGGACACGTTGCGGCGGCCGACGGTGTTCAGGAAAGGCGTGTCAAAGGGGTCGATGTTGTAGATTGCATCGGCCAGGTCTTCGCGGTTGCCCTTGGCATCGCGGGTTTCAAAGGCATTGGTAACTTTTGCCATGGTGATTCTCCAGGATCGTTAGATCAAGAACTTGAACAATTCGGCGGCATCTCGGGTTGTCCCGGACTTCGCCAGACGCTGTTTTGCACGAGTCAAGTCGCTGCTTTTGGAGGCCTTCGTAGTTGCAGCTGAGCCCGGCTTCATTGGCTTGGCGGCGGGTTTTGCGGCGGGTTTGATCTCGCCACGTTTGGCCAGCATCGCGTCGTATTTCATCGCCTTGCGGAGAAGAACTACTGCGCGGTGGTCTGCCACCTGCCCCAGCTCGTCGTCGGTGAACCCGATCTTCTTGCCGTACTCTTTCATTGCTGCGCGCTCGACCTTCGCCTTGGCCTCATCTTTCCATTCCGGAATGGACTTGATGAGCTCCTGGCGGGCCACCTCCAGCTGGGCCGCAAGGGCTTTGTGCTGTTCGGCTGCTCGCAGCTGCTGCACTCGATGCTGCTCGAATTGAACCTGCTTTTTGACCTCGGCCCGGCGTTGGTGCTCAGCCCACTGGGCTGCGAACTCAATCGGGTCCTCAGCGCGGAGTTGGTCCCAGTTGGGCTCCCCGCCGTTGGCCTCTTGCAGGATCGCGTCGATCTGCTCCAAACGCTGCGCGTATTGCTCACGCAACGCGCGAGACTCAACGGCTTCAGCTTCTGCGGCTTTGCGCATGGCCGATGCCTCTTGTGTCTTACGCGTGTAATCCGCTGTTCGCGAATAGCCTTTCTTGAGCTCGGCCAGCGTGACCTCAACCTCTTGGCCATCGACTTTGATGGTGTAGGCGGTCTCGCCGTCGTCTTCAGGATCGGACTCTTCGTCTACCTCGGACTCGCCTTCGTCCTCGTCGTCAGCGGGCTCGTCCTCGGCCTCGTGGGCTTCGTCTTGCTCGTCGTCGACTTGTTCGTCGGCATTTTCGTCTTGGCCTTCGTCGACGATCTGCTCGTCTTCGTCGTCCTCGACAGGTTGCGCCTTGCTCTTGTCCTGCACGTCCTGGCTCTCGCCAGACAGGATTGATTCAAAGGCCGGAATAGCGCCAGAGACGCTGGTGCCAGTCGCAGGTGCGTTGCTGGGAGTTGACATGAGTGTACCTCAGTTGAAAAAGTGATTACGAAGCCTTGGCCTTCATCTTGTCGATGTGGGCCTTTTCAAGCCGCCCCTGCGAGATCACAACGCGGAGATGGGACTCCACGTCGGCCAGCACACGGGCTGCGTGAAAAACTGCATCCCGGTCGTTGACCTTGTCAGACGGGATACTGCACCAGGCCTCGAAGTAGTTGAGGCGCAGGTTTGCAAAGGCTTCGCGCAAGAGGGGGTGCTCCATGAGGCGCTTGGCCTCCTCGGAGCGTGCCACTTTTTCTTCGCGGGTGAGGGTTTCGGATGGAATTGTCATTTGACGTTGTTCCGGTTGTTGAGAAAGGGTTTACAGGAAGCCGCCCGGCCCGTAGCTGGGGGAGCCGCTTGTGCCGGCGTTGTTGTTTTCGGAGCTCATGCCGGTGTAGCCGCCAAGGCTCGTATCGAAGCCAGAGATGCCGAAGTTGGCCACGTTCTGGGCCTGGATCGCATCGGTGTTGCTTGTCGTTCCGGCATAGACGTTGCCGTTCGGGTCGGAGATGTTCGCGGTAACCAGGCCGTTGCCCAGATTCACGCCGCTCGGGGCGTCGAGGAGGCCGTAGTTGGCTCCGATCTGGTCGAGGTAGTTCCCCGCGGGGGCCGCCCCCGCGGCCTTGATGCCGTAGCCTAGCAGGCCGATAAGCCCCGGCACCTTGCTCATCTTGTCGCCGATATTCATCGCCGTAAGCGCGGCCTGTTGCGCGGCCAGACTAGGGCCTTGCCCCGGGGCAGAGCCTGTGCCCTTTCCACTGGTCTCACCCCACGTACTGCCGCCCGAAGAGCCGAAGGGGCTCTCGAACGAGCTGCCGCCTCCGCTGCTGGCCGCTGGCGCAGCAACCCCTGCCGTCTGGGCTAGGGTCGTCTTAGCGCGGCGCTTGACCGTGCGGGTCTGCGGGTCGACGTAGTATTCGTAATCGTTTGGGTTGCCGATTCCGCCCCCATACCCAACTTCTGGGTTGGGGTTTTGCGGCTGCAGCAGTTGAAACGGTTGGATGTTATAGGCCGCCATCGCTGGGCCCTCCCTCTGGCATCATTGTAGGCTGCGCGGGCATCGGGGCATTCGCGGCGTTGAAGGCGTCCGCCACCAAGCCGTCGCGGTGCTTGCTTACCTCTGACTCGATCTGCAGGCGTTTGATCGTGAGATCCGCGCCGTACTTCTGCTCGATCTCAGCCTGCTTGAGGATGCCCTCTTGCGCCAGCTGGTCGCGGCGGAAGTCGTCGTCCAGGCGCTGCTTCTCGCGCTCGTGGTTGAGCTTGGCGCTGGACTCTTCGAGCTTGAGGTTGTCGTTGAGCTCGATCGACTTGATCTGAGCCTGGGCCAGCAGCAAAGCGGCGTCTGGCTGCTCTTGCTTAGCGGGGGCCTGCCAGTTGGGGTCGACGCGGTTGAAGTAGCGGTCGGCCTTGCGGAAGCCCGCCAGGCGCGTGAGGTCTTGCAGCGCGGTCGAGTACTGCGCCAACGTGACCAGCGGGTTTGCCGCGCCCAGCGTCTGCAGGATGCTTTCTTGCTTTTGCACCACCGCGCCCAGCTTTTGCAGACGCTCCTCGACAGGCATCATTGCGTCGGCGACGTTGACGTCCATGTCCAGCTCGGCATTCCAGCCGCGCGGGTCGATAGGCACCCACTCGCCCGCCAGCTTCATGGTCTTGGGCTTGTCCTGATTCTCGACGAACAGGCGCAGCAGGCCACGGAAAATCGGCTTGAGGAAGTTGGCCGCGAAGTTGCGGGCCATGAGCTCTTTTTGGGCCTTGCTGCCTGTGATCGTTGCGGCGACAGCCATCTTGGTCGAGGACTGCATAGCCTCAGCCGACAGGCCGTCAGCGGCGCGGAAGGCACCCACGCGCTCCTCGCGCTTTTGGTCGATCACGGTCAGCAGCGGCAGCGCGGCCTGGCCGACGAACGGCTGGGAGATTGGGCGCACCATGCCGGGCTGGCGAACGCGCACCAGGGCGCCCAGCTCGTTGCTCATGGCATCGTCGAGGTTGACCTGGCCCTCGACAACTTCGGTACGTGGCACCAGCGATTCCTGCAAGGAATCCAGCACGCCGCGCCAGATTTCGGTGTTGACGCGCTGGAAGTCGGCGGCCTTCTCGGACAAGGCCTCGCCGATGGGTGTATGGGGCTCTGGGTCGGGTGTCCAGACGGCCAGGTTGATCGCCTCGACCTTCTCCCAGCTCTTGACCTTGTAGGCGCTGCCCAGCATGCAGGCCTTGACCAGTTGCATGCGGCCGTCGATCAGCCACTCCATGAAGCCCTCGACGTACAGGACTTCTTTGCCGCCCTCGTCTTGGCGCTCTGGGCCGGCATTCTGGCCCTCGGGGTTGCGCTCGTAGGTCAGTGCGTTGGTCTTGAGCTGGCTGTCGCCGCCCGCGCCAGCGAACTCTTTGAGCTCGTCCTCGTCGTAGCCCATGGCCACCAGCTCGTGGATGGGCATAGAGCGGCGGCGGCCAATGAAGCGCTTGCCGTCCGCAGCGCGGGCCGCGCGGGCAATGATAAGTTCCTCGGGCGGCACCAGGTCCACCACGTACTTCTTGACCGAGCGCTTATGCAGCAGCGTCAGGTCGTAGGTCTCGGCGCCGGTTTCTGGATCCTCGGGGGCGTAGCTCTCCATTTCGAGAACTTCGATGTCGGGCTCGTTCAAGAGCAAGGTCATGGCTTCGAGGTCGAGCCCTGTGTACTCTTTTTCGTAGCTGACGTCGGTCTCTTCAAAGAACCAGGTGGCCACGCCATACTTGCGGATCAGGCCGTCCTTCAAGCCGCCATGGATGATGCCCCAGGCGTCGTTTTCGTTTTCAAAGATGTTGCGCACGGCGGCAGTGGCCTGCTCGACATAGGCCTCGTCGGCGTGGCCGTTGGGGCGGAACTCCAGCACGTGCTCTGGCCCGGTGAAGACGCGCATGAGATCGGGCATGTAGGCCGCGACGGCGTCGTGCACATCCCGGCTCACGAAGTCCGAGCGGTTGTCTTCTGCGTCTTCCTCGCGGATACCGGGCAGCTCGCCACGGTAGAACTCGGTCATGTCCGACTGGACGTCCGAGAAGGCCTCTTCGACGTAGGCTACGGCGTCAGTGACTTCTGCAGCAAGCGCTTCAGCCAGCCCTTTGGGCAGCTTGTCGTCGGGGCTTGCGCCGCCGTTTTCGTCTTCCTCAACCAGATAGGTCTCATCTTTGCTGTCGAAGTCTTTGTCCATGTGGGCCTCTTAGGTGTGCCGTGAAAAGTTGCGGCGCAGCGGCTTGTTCCAACTGTGCTTGTGCGCACCAGCCGAAGCCACTTGCACACCCTGCTCTCCGGCAAAGGTCAGCAGGAACGAGTCCGCCAAGTCGGGACTGCTCTTGTCGCGTGTCCGTTTCTTGAGGTCGTCCTTGGACTCGACCTTGATCTTGCCGTTTGATGTGAAATTGTACTTGACCATGGCCAGCTCATCGATTAAGCGCCCGTCGGCATCCTGCAGCGAACAGTTGCGCTTCTCCAGCCACTCCTTGCCCCGGAACCACAACTCGGCCCGCAGGTTGACGTACTTCTCGCCAAAGGCCGGGGACTCACTGACGTTGACGTCCTTGGCCGGTAGGCCCATCTCGCGCAGCCGATCGGCCACGCCAGCGCCAAGGCCAATCGAGTCGACCATGATTTCGACAGGCCGGTGCTGGGGCAGGGTCTCGTTCCACTCGTTGACGACAAAGCCGACCACTTGCATGGTGTCAAGGTTGCGCTTGACTTTTTGCGGCTCCAGGAGCTTGGTCGCGCGGCGCTTGGTCAGCACGGTGCTGTCGGACCCAAAGCGCGCCACGTCAAGGCCCCACACTACCAACGCCGATGGGTTGACAGAAATGTCACGTACCTTGGCTGCCTCCAACAGGCTCATGGGGATGATCGAGTCGTCGTCGGCCAGCGGGAACTCGCCCAGCACACGGATGCGGTACGCGTTGGAGTTCTCGCCATAGGTCTGGGCCACTTCCTTGATGAAGTCTGCCGAGACTCGGTTGGGCACGTCAAAGGCCGATACGCGCTTGGTCCACCACTCATCGCGCAGTCGGTTGTGCGTGTCGTAGAACAGGCCAGAGGATTGCGTCGGGTTACCCAGCAGCAGCGTGACGGCGTTGTGGCCAGACATCGAGCCCACAGCGGCCTCAAACACTGCCTCGGGCACGCCAGATGCTTCGTCGGCAATCAGGAGCACATAGTCGGCGTGAACGCCCTGCATGGCCTCGGGCTGCTCAGCGCGTGAGGTACGCGCGGATATGAAAACCTCAGTCGGGGCGGACTTGAGTTCAATCCTGTCTTGCTTGATCTCGAACAGGCTCAGCAGGCCCTCTGGCATCTTGCGCATCTGGGCCTTGAGTTCGGCGAAAAGGGCGTCGTACAGCTGGCTGCTGGTTGGCGCCGTGATGACAACCTTGACGGTGTAGCGCGTCGTCGCCCACCAGATAGAGGCCCAGCTGGCAAACGTGGACTTACCCACGCCGTGGGCCGATCTGATGGAGATCCGGCGCTCCCCTGTGGCCATCGCGCCCAAGGCCTCGTCCTGCCACGGCTCTGGCGTCTGCTTCAGGACTTCCCGCACAAAGAGATCGGGCCTGTCGTAGTACCGATCAAGGAAGTCGTCGAATTCGTTTTTACTGTGCTGTGTCATGCGATACCCGGCTTCACAGCCTCGCTATTTGATGAATCCTGCTCGGTGGCCTTTGGCGCATTCGTGTCGCAAAACTGCTCTTTGAGCGACATAAACGGCTCTTTAAGCGGCATAAACTGCTCTTTGAGCGCCACAAACGCGTCAATGAGGTTGCGCGTGATGTTCTCGATGGCGTAGGCCTCAACCTCACGGCCGGGGGACTCTTCGCCCAGGAACTCACAAACGCGCTGGAAGATGTGCACGGCCTCGTGCGTGATCGTCAGGATGGCCTCGGTACCCAGGGCCTCGTGCGACAGCACGTGTGGCCCAAAGCAAACGATGATGAGGGAGCCGCCGTTGTAGTACTGCACCTCGGCCTCGGCGTCCGGCGCTGAGCTGTCCGTGGGGTGGCGCAGGAAAGTCTCCCAGTGGGCTGGTGGTACGTCGTAGCGGCGCAGTATGGCGTCGCGTGCGGCCTCGGTGGCCACAGCGAAGATGCACACCGGCGGGGCCCACAGTACGTTCGATACGGGAATCGGCCTGTCGCGCTTGGCTCTGGGGGACTTTGACTTATTTGTCATGTGGTGCCTTTCGATGATCCGATTGTCGCAGAGTCGATGCGGGCCTGTTTTTCGGAAAGTCCAAAATTTTTTTTTCGGGGAGTCGGGAGCTAGGTATAGGGGGCCTTGCCAAGCCGCCCCCGGGGGTCCCGACGGGCCCCGGGGAGGGGGTCCGCGCGGCCGCCAGCCCGACGCCCCGCCCAGCGCTCACAGGTTATCCACAGCCCGCGTGTCCGACCATACGATGCGCGACTTTACACAACGGGCATTATGTTAAGTTGATTCAAGGCGCAGCGGCATGTGCGTGCGTACGGTTATCCACAGGTCACAGCGCGTCAAGCTCTTCTTGCGTGGGCGGCAGCATGACCGATGCCTGGCTCGCTGGCTTAGGCTCCACGTCAATGACCTCATCCGAATGGCGGCGCTTCAGAGCCTCGATATGCAGCCCTGAGATGCTGATGGCCACCTCGGCCTTGGCCTGGCCATAGTCCTTCCTGTTCCAGCGCTCAGCGGTCCATTGGCGCGTCGTGACCATGAGCTTGGCCTTCTGTACGTACTCTGGATCCGCGTTGTCTGCGATCTCCAGCGTCTCCTCGACCAGGTCATGCGCAGCTCTCACCCGCGCACGCGTGAACAGGTCGGCGTGTTCCGGCGAGGAATCTTGCCAGTCGTACAGCGCACGCTTGCTGATGCCTGTCGCATAGCAGATCTTCGACAGTTGCACTCCCGCCTCAGCCATTTCAATGATCTGCTCGACGAGCTCCGGCTCTGCCTTTAGTCGGGCTATGTCGGCGTGCTTCTTCTTGAGTCCGGCCATCGGCCACTCTCCTATGTCAAAACGATGTTGACATTCTACGCATCGCCGCTCAACGGCCTTGCCGATCGCTCGCCTCTTTGCCGCACTATGGCGGATGCCCAGCCAAGCGCGACTATCCGATGGCCCGCTTGTCCCGACGATCCGCGCCAAAGAAGATCTAGCGTTTAACTATACCGAGCATAAATCCTCAGTGAGTTGATTTCAAAGTCGATCCTCTACACGGTGACTATCTACCCATTAGAACTACCTATCTCTAACACCCACGCTTCACAATACTGCCTAAATCTAAGACTCAAGCCTCACCCCTGTATAAACCAAAGTCGCGGCTAACTCACAGAGCTTTTTAGCTTTTACTTGATAAGTGTTGTATACTCAGCGTCACCTAATCAACCAGGAGCCTAACGATGCCCCGCCCGACGGACCCACTCTCCTTTGCGCAGCGCGCCCAGCGCATGGAGCCAGGCCAAACAATCTACTTCCCCCTGGCCGACTACACGCGCGCCTCCATTCACGTCAGCCTCAGCCGTCTGCGCAGTGAGCACAAAGATCTCGTGGGCGGCGGCCAGCAGCCGTGCTGGAGCCTTGACGTGCCCACGCCGCCTGGCGACGTTTGGGCCCTCACGTACCACGGCCTCACCGACGGCGGGCGCATCCCCCGCGAGACCACAACGCCCGAGGCAACGCGCGAGCGCCGCCGTGTGGCTCAACTACGCTACCGCGCACGAAAACGAGCCGACGAACTCACGCACATGATCCGCCTAGGGCAGGAAGACCCGACGCTCCGGCTGTCCGCGCCTGCGCACGAGGTAGAGGATCTCATTGGCGAGCTCCATAAGTCCATGGAAGAGCTGGCCGCGGAAAAGCAGGCCCGCGCAGCCGAACTCGCTGCGCGACGTGCGCAGCCAGGATACGCCCCCAAGCGCACTGTATGGAACAAGTCCGAGGAGTACCTTGAGAGCGAGAAGAAGCGCCGCGAGTCCGCAGAGAAAAAGCGCCAGGAGCGCGCCAAAGAAAGAGCGCGCCTGGCCAAGGAGCAGGAATTCCGGCGCCAGCAGCGCGAGCTATCCCAGCGCCGCAAGAAGGGCGACCTCACCGCCTTCAGCCTTGATGAACTGGCCGAGCAACGCCTTGACCTAACCGTGAGCATCGACTACGTCGGAAACAGAATGGACCAGCTTGAGAATCGTCTTGATCTGGCCCGGGAGTCCATGGCCAACGCAAAGCCCGTGCAGCTGCTGAGCAAGCACCAGTACGACCGCATTGCCCGAGGCGAGGCCGTCAGCCGCTTCGACCGCGCAGCAAACCGCGTGGCCCACTACAAGACGCGCCTGGCGCACTACGAGCGCAAGCTCGAAGAACTTGAGTCTAAGCGCGACAAGATCAAGGAGCGAGAGGCCGAGCTTCGCGCTATCGAGGAGCGAGAGGCCGAGCTTCGCGCTATCGAGGAGCGAGAGGCCGAGCTTCGCGCTATCGAGGATCTGTAATTCACACCACTACCACCACCGGAGAAAACCATGAGCAACCCACAAGACTTTCTGCGCCCAGCCGATGCCCCGGCCGAGGAAGAGCACCACATCTTCTACCTCGTGCGGCGTCTTCGCAATGCGGCCTTTGACTGCGGAGAGGCCGACGCCAAAGGGCAATACATTCGCGGGCAGTATTGCGAGAAAGCAATGTACGCGGCCGAAGAGGCTCTTCGCCGAGAGATCAAAATGCACTTCCGCGACGCCCTTTCGCGTACCTAACGCAACGCAAAGGAGCCCACGCCATGAAGTGCTACAACTGCGACACGCGCGTGCACTGCCTTGAGGTGCGCGAGCGCGACTCTGGTGGCTCCCGCCGCCGCTACGAGTGCAAGGCCTGCGGCCTGCGCTTTACGACGCTTGAAACCCTGGCCGAGATCCTTGGCCACGGAGGAGATAGGCGAAGCACCCGATTCGAGCAACAACGCGAGGTGGCTATCGCCGCCGCGAACAAAGGAGAGACGAAATGACTGACAAGAAAACACAGGCGCTGAAGCTGGCGCTGGAGGCGTTGACGCCACTGACAATCAACGCTGAATTGAGGGGCGACAACTTTCCGAAAGGAAATGAAATTCACAAGATGGCAGATATGGGCTGGAAAGCCATCACCGCCATCCGCGAAGCACTGGCCAGCGAAGCGAACGAGCAGCCAGCGCAGCGATGCCCGTTGTGTAACTACCAGCACGGTCATGCCATTGGGTGCGAAAACAACCCAGTGGACATTGCTCTCGCAAAGATGGCCGAGCAGCCAGCACAGCAGCAGGAGCCGGTGACTGTATTGCCTGACGGCAGTGCGTTTGCTGTGATGTCGTATCCGCTCCCCAAAAACCATTGGCTGTATGCAGAGCGCCAGTACAACGATGGTGAAGACGAGCCGGTTGAGTTGGGTAAGCCGGTATTGACTCACGAAATGCGTGACGCAGTAGTGTCTGCTGTGCGTTATGCGGTTCGAGGAGCAACCAACTGCGGCAAGGAAGTGGACTTTGACCCGGACGCGCTGGTGCAAAACGCGGTCTATGCTTTGTGCGGCCCTTTCACATCCCCACAGCCAGCACAGCAGCAGGAGCCTATTGCAAAGGTCTGTCACGACCTTGATGGGCACATCGGATGGAACCCAAAGCTGACGCAGCTTCCGGACGAAGGAACACCACTCTACGCACCCCCACTAACACAGCAGGAGCCGGTGGCGTGGTATGAATCAATGGCGGAACTCGCAGCGGTGTATGGCGAAATGTGCGCCATCAATGAAACGCCAAGCAAAGATCAGACGCAAGAGCAAAAAGATCGGTTGCGTGTTTTGCGCGCAGAGTGTGTGGCGATCCATTACCGTCGAATCGCGATGAACACATCCCCACCAGCAAGCAAGCTGTGGGTGCAGGCCACTACGTGGCGAGGACTGACGGATGAGGAGCGCAATCACGCACGCCAATCGGTCACTTACTCACAGCTTGCAATGACGGCTGGCGAGTGGACGGAGGCGGTGCAAATAGAAACCGAGCGCAGACTGCGGGAAAAGAACGCAAGGGAGTGAACTCAACTCACACCCCTAAGACCCGAAGGGCCGGATCTCGATTCCGGTCCTTTCTTTTTGCCGATGTTGCTTTTGCGCAACGCCCCGAAAATTATTTTTGGTGTCTTTGACATTTGTGTCAAAAGCCTGTTCTAATACAACACATGGACGGCGCGGTGCCGGACAGCAA